GTAAAAAGCTCATTGTTCTTAAAGAAAAACCTTACTCCATCAATTTTCCTTTGTATATACCAATATTCTACTCCATAATCTTTATCTGAATTATATTTGTTTGCCAATTGAACTTCAAATTTTCTAAGAAAATCTTCACCGTATATCTTTGTTAATGTAGCTATTGAAACTCCACACTTCATACTTTTGTTTAAAATACATTTATAGATTTCTTGTGTTTCTGTCTTACATCCATCTAAAAATAAATGAACAATATCTCTAGCAAGATTTCCGGTAATCTCTCTATTCTTCAATTGGAGAAATATTTCTTCAAAATTCTCAAAAGACTCATCAAAATTATACTTTATATTTTGATCTCCAATATCTAACTTCTTAAACTTTGATATATTGGAGATTTCAAAGGGATCATAACATAATCGAAATGCTTCTTTAATCTTTTCATTGTGACAATATTGCTTTAAAATCTCAATCTTTTCATTTCCAGAATTTGTCGATTTAAGACTATTAATAAGATCTTCCATTTTAATTCCTCGTGAAAAGTGTTTTAACCATTTAAACTATACTGAGTTAACTAAACCATTTTGGAATTTCTCTATTTGTCCATTTAGCAAATTTGGACTTATCGCCTATATAGAAATTTCTATAAGCTTGAACAGTTGAATCACTTTTGTATTGTTTGGGCATACATTGAGGTGGATCTGACCATTCTTTCAATTCTATATTGAACTTATTACATTCATTCTCTATCCAAAATAGCAAATTTCTTGCAGTTTTAAAGTTGTCATATTTGCTATATCTAATCACATATTCATCTACAAGACAACCAGTTAACTTCAGCAGCCAATCAAAGTGTTGGAGATTAGATCTTACCCAAATGTTACATGGGTGATTCACATGAGTTTGTTGATAACAATATTTGTGTTTAAGAACAAACTTTTCTTTCTTTTCATCATAAAATAAATATGTGTCTTTATTGAACTCAGATATTGAACATTGCCAAAATGTTGTTGACAACATTTGACAGTACTCAGTTATCATTTTAACAACATGCTTATTACAATGATACTGAGCACATAAGAGAGGATTAGAATCTAAAAAGAAAACATTCACACTTTTTCCTCTTTCAACTCACTTCTGATTTTCATCAACAATTTTCCCAACATATTTTGTCCTTTTCCACACTTTTCGCATATGCAATTTCCCCAATATGAATCGTGCCAAGTATTCCCTTCAATCAATTCTGAATCTCCAGTATCTAACAACATTTTTGCTAATTCTTCACTTGCAAATTTAACTAACAACAATCTATACATTGTTTCCTCTTTAATTTCTTCCCAATCTGAACGCAACTTTAACTGATTTCCAAGCTTCTTAGCTTCAAATGGAGTTAAATCTGCAAATTTTTTCCACACATTTTCATCATTGCTTTTAAAAGCCTGATAAGCAGCTTCTGTACTTCTAAAGGGGCCAATTTCACATTCATGAAAATTGCTTAAAAATCTATATTTGCCTCTAAAACTATTGATTATTTTGTTTTCATTTTCAATCATTGTTTTTTAACTCTCTCAAAAACAAACTTAAAAAGTCGAAAGTTTTCAAATATATACCTGGGATTTTACTTTCTCTTGATCCAGCTATGTTCATGATCCTAATGTTATTGCTTTGAATCCATTCTACAACTAATGCTAAATTCTCAGCTATCTCTTTAGAAAAATCAATTATCAAAAGTGGTTTATTTTTTGCAATTGCTGTAATCTTTGTTAATTTTGTTCCAGGACCCAACAAATTTGCAAAAACAAAAATGAGAGTTCCATCACTCTCTTCTACATTCTTTTTTGTTCTTATCACATAAGATTTTGTTTTCATCTCTATTAAATTGTATTTATCGCTAATTTGTCCATCTTCAGCAATTCTACCTTTAGGACAATATCCCCCATAAGAGAGATCACATTTAATTGCAGCATCAAGAGCAGCTCTATCAACACCAGTTTGTCCACCTGATATGATTTTCTCTAACATTTTCATTTCTATCTTCTATGATGAGCAACCATTTATTGTTATATAATATAAACAATTGTCCGAACTTTGTAAATAAAACTTAAAATTTTTTGATGAATAAAATTAAAAATTGTATTTTTTATTCACGATAATTTTAACTTACACTATCTTTATGACACCAATCTGAGAATACTTCAACACTTCTCCATCTCTTTCAATTAGTTTCCCATCTACTATTCCAGACATGAAATTTGTTTTACCTGCTGCACTCCCAAAATACATAGCTGGAACAACTAATTTATTGTTGACAAATCTTCTAGCTTGAGGCATTTTTTCTCTTTTATTGGATTTGGGAGCAGATTTTTTTTCTTTCTTTTCTTTTTTGCCCTTTTTCTTAGCAGACTTTACAACTCTCTTTTCATTTGTTGGTTTTTTATCTGGCATCTTATTTCTCCATGATCTATTTTAAACTCACAAATCTTTAACATTTATTGCTTTATCATCCCAATATTCATTAGCATACACTTTTCTTGGATCAAATCCTCTATTTTTTGCAATTCCTTCTGGCAAGTTTTTATTTACAGCATCGAAATGTATTTTTCTTTGGTTGCACCATTCAAGAGCTTGATCTAATAACTCACCTTCTCTACAAGTCCACAAAATAAATTTTGTACCTCTATTTCGTTCTTCTTTCATTCTGTTGATAGTCTTGTAAATAGGTTTACCCAATTCTGGAAATCCATTTGAGCTCCATTCTACAAGTGTTTTATCAAAATCTACACAAATGATTTTAGTGTTTTCATTCATAAGTCTCCTTAACAAATCTAATCTTCTTCATATAGATCATCATAATCTTCGTCTGGGATATTATCGAGATCAAAATTTTTGATCTTGTTTTTTAGATCTTTTCTTTTATTCTTTTTTCTTTCTTTTGCTTCTTTGTTGTGTTTTACTTTATCAAAGTCTTGATTCTTAGGACTTCTTTTAGTAGTTCTTGACACCTTAATTCTCCTGATGTTATCCTTGTTCTTTTAGTAGCTGTCTGTATGTTTTGGGTTTAATGATATGGTCAATGAGACCATGTCTTTTTGCTTGCTCAGGTGTTATGTACCATTCACCCGATTCTGATATTTTTTCTCTAGTTGTTGTTTTGTCTAATTTAGATTGTTCCTCCACAATGTTTAATAAAATATCATATTGTTGATCTATATGTTTGATATAAGATCTACTCGCCACCCTTGGTACATTTCCTTCATTTTCTAAAATTGAAATATCATGCATCATTAACGCAGTATGCCTATAACAAGTTCTCCATTTTCCACATATCAAAATAATAAATGCTCCAGAATAACATTGACCCAAACCATATGTGAATACAGGTGTTTGTAATGATCTTATGTAATCTGCTAGTAGTATAGATGCATTTACTGTTCCACCATAAGAATTAATACACAAATTAATGTTCTTTTCAGAATCTTTTGCTGCTAAATGTTCTATATGGAACCAAACTTTTTCTATTACTTCATCATCAATATCACCATTTAATATAACTGTTCTATTTTCTTTAGCTATCTTATATACATCAGAAAAATCAAGTTCTTCAGACAAAATCTTTTTTTACTCCTTAAATGAATTCTGGATGTTCTAGATCTTTTTTGATCTCTATAGATTCTTCAATCAATTTTTGCTCGTAAACAACTTTTTCTTCATCATTTTTTGAGTTCCAATTTTCATAGATTTCATAAAACTTTTTATTAGATTCACCGCACTTGCATAAAACTGTACATTTAGAAAATTGTTCAATATTATCTATTCGATTCATTACTTCTTGTCTTTTTATAATATCATTCCATATTTCTTTAAATCTTTTTTCATTTGTATTACCGTAACTATATTCATGATGTCCTCTATGATTAGGACAAACAGTAACATATCCACTAGCTTCAATGCAGGGTTGAATTTGTGAACCTAAACATTTTTTATAATTTCTGCCAAATGTATCTGGATATTTTGTTAGATCATCTAATTTATATTCATTTATTTGAAATTTATTGCCAAGAACATCTTTTGCTTGTTTTAAGAGTGGTTTTACATCATTGTCCCAAAAATCAACTCTATTCTTCTCTCCACCCTTCTCAACAACAGTAATCTCTGGTTTATATTGACAATAATCAACTTCATAATCTTTGAATCGAGTAGCAAAATCAATAATTTCTTTATAATTATACTCAGTTATAACAAATCCAGTTCCAATAACGAATTTACTATTCAATTCTTTTTTTGTCTTAATCAGCTTCTCTAAATTAAATAACATCTTGTTCCAGTCATTTGACTTGTTTGTAACTCTTATCCTATTATAAGTTTCTTCTGTTCCAGCATCTATAGAAAATCTTATCCAAGTCAAATGCTTGCATATTGTTTTAAATAAATTAAATTTATCTAAAAGAACTCCATTTGTAAACATTCCAATCTTTATAGAAGAATTTTCTCCAATATATTCAATAAGATCTTTTAAATGGGGATTAACAACACTTTCACCACCTCCTGTAAAGCTTATCGCTTTAACTTTCATCTCTATAAGATCATCTGCAATTTCAAACATTTTGTCTCTTGACATTACAGATTGGTCATATGTTTCTGATTCTTTAAACTCTTTAAAATGAATGTGACTTGATAAACAAAAAAAACAATTGTGCGGACAAATATTTGATGAGTCAAATTCTACTAAAACTGGTGATGTATTCTCTGTCTTTAAAAATTCTAGTACATTTTCTATATTAGCTACTACTTTTTCTTGTGGTGAAAAAATCTTTTTTCTCTTCATATAATCTTCTTTTATAGTTATTTCAAAAAATATTTACATCTAATGAAAAATTTACTTTTCCCATTTTGCTAACATATTTTATTGGTTTCATTGATTTCTTTTCATACAATTTTTGCACATTCTATATCCCTTGGGTGGATAATTATAGTATTTGACAATTTTTCCTGATCTATTTCCTTCATAAAGAACAGTTGGAATTCCACACATTGTTTTATGAAATACATCTTCATTAAATTTGTGATAAATCTTCTTTTTTGATCCAAAACACACAACAAACTTTTTCATGATTTACCTTTTTATTGAGAAATTAAATTTATTTATTTTTTTTATTCTTTGACAATTTTTACAGAGTCTATGGTTTTTAGGTCTTTTATCATAAAAAAATATATCATGTTTAGAAAGACAATCTTCTTCATATAATGGAATTATTCCACAATATGTTGCATCTTCCCAAATATTTAACTCATGATAAACATTTTCTTTTGTTCCATAAAGCACCACATACTCTTTATCCTCATTCATGATTTATCACTCCTCTATATGAGAATATGAGAGTCAAATAGGGCCAATCAGATTAAACAAGTTTAAAATGCTATTTGACTCTCATGTTAGATTATTTCCACATTCTATTTTCTACAAAATCTTGAACAAACTCTACATTATCTTTGAAATTAGAATATGTTGAATACGAATTACTTTTCAACATTTCTTTTAAAGAGTCTTTATCATTGGGAATAAGACTTAAAAGAATCTTTGCATCTTCAATATCTAAAACGACAACTCTCAATCCATTAGTCATTTTTATCTTCTTTTGGAGTAGGAACTGGTGGTTTTGGTGGGATACGATTTCTTTTTTTCCAAATTTGTTTCTCTTTTTGAATCTCTTTTGGAGTAGGTTTAACTCTTGTAGGTTGATCAATCTTATTTAATCTATTGTATCTTTGTTCAAATTTTTTTCTCTCATAATAGTTTTGAGTATCTGGAATGAAGTGTCTTGGTTGATCATATAAATAATGATGATGATGATGATGATCTCTATAATACCTTGATCTTAAATAATCGTAAGGATAAATCTGATCATGTAGATAAAGAATATAGTGAGGATGGTCATAAAAATAAACAGTGTCAATTCCTGTTGATTCAATTTGAGTTGGACCAACTAAGAAAATATCTTTTGGACATGTATAACATCCAACAAATAATAAAAATATGCATAGTAAAATTTTAATCATTTAAGGTCTCCAAAAAATGTAGCAGATTAGAGCATCTATTTCTTCATGAGATAAGATATCAGCCATTTTTTAATTCTTCAAATTCTTTTTTGTCATACATTGCCGCTATTCCATAAATCTCGTTCCCAACAACATCTCTCTCAAATTTATAAGAATCAATTATGTTCCCATTTTTCTTATCAAGTTCAAATATTGTATTGTCAATTTCTTCTTGGATCTTATAGATTGCTGATCTTCTGCTTCTATTTGTAGATGTTCCAATCATGTATGAATAAGGAAGAATACAAATTCCTCGGGTATAATTTTGAAGCTTTTTTTCCCAAGAATCTTCTATAGGAGTTGCCATATACAAAACAGAACTGTTGGCAGAATCACAAACTATCATTCCATTATAGTCATTTTCATCTTCATTTGTGAACATAAAATCATGTGGTTGACTCAAATTATCATGCAAAAGAAATTCGCTATCATCCAAAATGCCAGTCACATATCCCTTGTCTTCCCTATTATGTATAGTTAAAGCTTTCAAATTTCCTTTTATATCAATACTGTTAACATGATACTTGTATTCTTGTTTTGTGTCCTTATGCTCTATGATAGATTTTAATTCAAGATCAGACTTATTTAAACAATAAATTTTTCCTTCAAATGAAGAAACAACATAAACTTCATCTTTAGTAACACAAAGTCCATGATTTTGATTACCAATAATCTTACATTCTATAAGTTTCAAATCTTTGTCTAAAACAAGCAATCTATCTGTGGCATTTACAAAAATTTGTTCTGTATCAAAATCATAACGAACCCCAGAAAATCCATCTTTAACATCAGTTTTCTTGTAGCTTTTTGCTTTTTCTCTTGTAATTCCAGATAATACATTAAATTTTCCATCAGTTTTAACAATATACAATGAATCACTTTTATCAGTTAAAATTGAGAATGTGACTATAAAATTGAGTTCACTCATGAAAAAAATCTCAAAAATCTATAACACAAACACCAAAGAAACACTTTAACACGTTCACAAACATCATGATACCCAATCTCTTTATCAATCAAATTCAATAGCCTTTCTCCAGATAAATGACTATCTTCCTTACATTGATCTTCCCAAAATCTCACATCACCCTCATCAATTTCAGTGAAAGAATTTTTCTTGACCATTTTTTAACTCTGATCTCCATTAAGTTTATCGAAAAATTTTAAAATCTTAACAACTAATCTTGAAAATCTATAACAATTGAAACTCGTTCTATATCCCCTACCGCATCTTGGACAAATGAAAATTTTAGAATCTGAAATGAACAAACTTTCTCCACATTTACACACTACACCACAAGTAGAATCTTGATCCCATGCAAACCCTAATCTCCAGAATCTACTTTCAAGCATCTCTCTTTAAAAATCCTTTCAGTTTTATTTTTAGAAAGATCAAATTTTTGACATCAGCATTAAAAAAATTATCGAAACCACCATCTATCTCTTTTAATAAATTGATTGTTTCTTGAACTTTTAAAAGTGTTTTCATACACAATTCTCGTTTTTGTTTTTTTTCTTTCATTTTCTTGTAATTTTGCAAATAAGATTGAACATTTCTCATTCAATTTTCTCCCATAAAAGATTTTCATCTAATTTAAAAGAACCTAAAAACTCCATATTCCATTCATCAGGTCTTATTATTGAAAGAAATCTATCACCTTTAATCCGTTGATAGAGAAAATAAGTTTCACCCAAAATAGGCTCAAACCCAATCTGACTATTGTTGACAAATTTGTTGATCTCATATTCTTGAATAAGTTTCTCATAGTTATCTCTTAATCTTTTAAAAATTAATTTAACTTTTTTCTCCATATTTTGAGTAGAAGAAAATTTGAATCTTGTTACTTCATTTTTAGTTTTGAGATTTTCTTCTAGTTCTAATGGAGATAGAAAAATGATCTCATTTTGTTTTTTCATCTCGAATTAAGTTAAATCTCATTGTTGGGATAACATAATTCTTCAAGAGTTAAATTTAGATTAACAACATCTAAAATATCATAATTAGCAGGTGAATTTTCACATAGAAATGCATGGTGTATAGGATTAACTTTATTTGATGCATTATTATAATCTATATGATGTGTTTTAGTATTTAAAAATTCTTTATAGAGTTTGATATTTAAATACATTTGTTTTAAAAAAATAACAAAATTTTCTATTTTAAACAAACCTGGATATACAAACGCATGATTATTAGCTCTGTATCCAAATTGTTGTTTTTCATCAGGTATTGAGATAAACATTTTTCCCCCATATTTACAAATTCTTTTAGCTTCATTCACAGCAAAATATGGATTTGATATATGTTCAAGAATATCAAATAACAAAACTATATCAAAGGTATTTTCATTATATGGAATTCTTTCTGTTGATACATCACATTTAAAAACATCATCTGCACAATTCTTGCTTTTTATTTTTTGTATAGATGCTTCTGATACATCACAAGCAACTAAAAATATCTTTTCTTTAAACATATTTTTTAATATATCACAAGCAAATCCTTGACCACACCCAATATCTAATATTCTTATTCCAGTACCAAAAAAATCTTTTAAATCACTTTTAGCTTCAAAAAAATATTCTAAAATTAAATTACTTGGTCCCCCACCAGAAGTTTCACCATATATCTGGTCAGGTGTTTTCGGTTTAACCACTATAGAAACTCTCCAAAATTATCTCTCCAAAATTAACTCTCACAATTATTTTTTCACACCATTCAACAATCTTGTTTTCTCATTTGAACCACTTGAACTCCCAAAATAATAAGCTACCACATCACTAAATTTTGCTCCACTTGCTGTTATTTTTTTTCCTACATCAACCCAATTCATAAGTTTCTCCTGACAAACTAATCTAAAAATCTGATTGCATAAATCTCTGAATTTTTATCTTCTTGTCTTATAATTTTAACAGAAATTAATTTGCCATCAAATTTATTCAAAATGTAAATTGCTTTAAAATTATCTACATCTTCGCCTTTTCTTTTGGAAGCTCCAATATAAATAATATTATCAACCACTTCTAAACCCCTTGTATAAGCTAACAATCCTTTTTTTTCCCAACTTAATTCTATTGGCATTTTTACATAATCAATTTCATTGGCTTTAGAATTATTAACAAGATAACCATCTTCCATAAATTTAAAATTATGGGGTTGAAACAAGTTTCTAGCAAATATAAATTTGTTTCCAAGAATATTGATCACTTTACCTGGATAAGTTATATCATCAACAAGATTTAATCCATACACATATCCTTCATTATCTTTATTGTGGACACAAACAGACATCATATCGCCATAGATATCTATATCGTTTATATGTGAAGAATCTGAATCAAAATAATCTTTATGTTGATACTCTTGGATAATCTTCATAGTGCTTGTGTCAAAAACTTTAATTCTTGATTCTCCTGTAGAAACAACAAAAATTCTATTATATACACATTTTAATCCATGCAAATCTATCCCAATATCATAAATTTTATCTATCAGATTCAAATCTTTATCTAAAAAATATAAACTTCTTTTATCACAAGTCACAATCAAATGATCCCAAATATCTAATCCAGTAAATCCACAATCAGTTATCTCTGTATATCCCTTTACATAATTGAAATTTTCATCAAATAATCCAAGAGAACATTCAGGACTTACTGCTCCCACAAAAGATACTAAAAACTTCAAATTACTCTCACTTAAAAATAGAACTAAAAAACAAAACTAAGAAAAAGAAAAATAAACAACCCGCAAACGCATCACATATGACTATTGTATCGAACATTGTCCATCTCTTCCATTTCATAAGTCACCCCCAATCAAATTCATAGATTTACATTGCTTTAAGAAAAATTTTGCTCTTGCTTTTGAAGTGTGATATTTTTTCACATATTCAAATCCATTCTTTGCTATTTCATATAAACGAGCTTCATCATTTAAATAAAAATCTAATTTTTCTTCTATATTGTTTTCATCATATATAATAGAATCATATCCATCAACAAAATCTTTATTGTCTGGTAAATAGATTCTTATTTTTTGTGTGGCTAAACAACATCCATTTGCTAAAATCTCATAAAATCTTGCCGCTTGACATCCGTGAGCTCCATATGCATCAAATGATATTTTAGACTTATATAAATTCTCATAATAATTGCTATGATCTCTATTTCCAGTATCTATTTCTACACTCAATCTTCCTCCATACATTTGCCCAATCATAGAATTAAAATATTTTTCCAGCTGTATTTCCAATAATTTATCTTCTATTCTTTTCCTCCATGGCTTCAACGAATCATGAGGACCAAACATACAAGAAAAATTTATATCTTTTTGGAACCAAATCTCATCAAAACTTTTATTTCTTGTCTTGAGAAAATATCTATTCTCTGCTGCAAATGGAAAAGAAATAACATTTCCTGGATGTTGGATTGATGTTAACATCTCTCTTTTAAAATACAAAACAAAATGTATAGGATCTTTCTTATATGGAGAAGTATCTTCTCCATCTATATAAACAGTTTTTAATAAACTAGCTCCTATCTTTTCTAATAGATATTCTTTAACCCCATTATTGGAACATAAAACAATAATATCAGCTCTTTCTCCAAATGAAATTAAATCTTGTTCACTCTCACAATATAAACTATACTCTTTTGTCTGCGCATAATTACTTGACTCTGAACACAACAACTCTATATTCTTCTCTTTTGATAACTCTACTAAACCCTCAATTAATGAAGAAGAACAGAAATCGTAATAAGGTGATTGAATAACTAATATTTTCATAGAAAAATTGCCCAATACAGAACATAAAACCAACCACAAATTCCATGAAAAACCATCCACCAAAATGATTGATACATTGACCAAGAAATGATCATAGATGCAATCATTCCCATGCAAAAAAAATCTTCTATTATTTCAAACAATTGTTTCATTTCAAATATCTCCTTCTTATCTCCCACTCTTTTATTGTTGCAACAAACAAGTTTTTTAAAGAATCTTCTTCTTTCTCATTCTCACATACAACATTCAAATAGACATACGACAATCCCTTAAATGCTTTATCAAGATTTTCAATAGAACTTTTGATATTGCCAAATAGTTCTCTAAATCTTAAAACTTCTTCTTTAAAATAATTAAAAGTCAAATTCATTCTATCTTCTACCCCCAAAAAAGCCAAATACACAAAATTCCAAACAATGCCCACCCCAACAAATATGTTCCAACATATACATTTTCAGGATCTTGTTTCATCCTCAATTTGGCAAAACAATAAGCTGAAATTCCAATCACGCATGTTGCAAGTGCCTTTTCCAATAAAATTTCCATTTCAATTCTCCTTAAGTGACACTTCTCAACCAAATCAACCACATCAAAAAAACAACAAATAAACTCCAACCAAGAATACCAACTCCAGCATCTTTTTTATCTCTATTTTGCTTCATCCGCATGAATGCAAAAATAGTTGAAGTCACTGTTATCAGACAATTAGCCAAAAATATTTGCCAAAATAAACTTTCCATGATTTTCACCTCTTATTTAAAAATTTCTTTATATAGATCTTTTGGAATCTGTTTGTGGTATTTCTTGATGATCTTTTTTCCCAACAAAACCTGCTTATCACTTAACTGAATTGAACCTGCTAAACTGTGTCCAATGTATGTGTCTATCTTGTTGAAACCAATATCATCTAAACTCACAGCGCCATCACACATTCCAGAAAGGATTTTTAAAGACTCATGAACATTGCTTCTTTCTTTATCAGAAACAATCTCTTTATTCTCTTCAATTTCCTTTTTTGTTATAATAACATTATCTGAATTTTTAATCTCAAATGGAACTGGAATGATAGGTATTTGAATTTCTGTCATATCATTAAGAGCTTTTTCTATCACATCCTGCTTCTCAACAATCATGTTGACCATTCTTGCATCTAAACTATTTTTCAAAATTATATGCTGAATAAGAACAGATTCCTTCTGTCCAATTCTATGACATCTATCTTCAGCTTGACTCACATTTCCAGGAACCCAATCCAATTCAGCAAATATTACATGACTTGCTGCAGTTAATGTAATTCCAACTCCCGCCACTTTTAATCCACCAATAAACACTTTACAATTTTCATCATTTTGAAACTTTTCAATTGCTTCTTCTCTTTGCTCCTTCGTATCAAGACCAGTAAAAGTCACAAATTTGATGTTATTCTTCTCTAATTCTTCAGCAATTCCAAAAATAACATCATGATGGTGACAAAATATAACAATCTTTTCACTTGATTCCAAAGAATTCATCAAATGCTCATTTACATATGGAATCTTTGCAACTGCTGTTTTATGTCTCAACACTGCCATCTCTGTAAAACAAATATTAATCTTATCTTTCAACTTCTTAACAGCTGCTACATACTCACCATCAAATTCACCCACTTTTGCTATCTCTACTTCTGCTCTTAATCTTTCTAATTCATTAGAATACTTACCAAAAGCTTCATTTTCTTCTTGGACTATATCATTAGATTTTTCATCTTCAATTTCAATAATTTGTCTGATCTTATTAGGAAGTTCTTTTAAAACATCTTTTTTCAATCTACGAATCATTACTGTTGATCTGAGTTTCTCTTGGAGTTCATTAAGATTTGTTGCTCCGCTCACATCCCATCCCCAACCATTGTGATGTGCTCCACAATACCTTCCAGTATAATAGGAATAACTTTTCCAGTAATCAGGATCTAAATAATGGAGAATGGGCCACATCTCAATAGGTCTATTCACTATTGGAGTTCCTGTGAGGAATACCTTCTTCTTTGCTTCAATGGGCTCAATCTTTTCTTTTGTTTTTCTACTACTATAACCTAAAATATACTTTGTTCTCTGTGACTTGGGATTCTTCATATAATGAACTTCATCAGAAATAAAAAGATCCCAATCTGTAATCTTTAATTCTACTTCAAATTTCTTCACAATATCATAATTGATGATATAAATTCCATCACCAGTAGAAGAAAGATCTGTTTTACTGTCAACAATAGTAATTGTATACTTGTTGACCATCCATCTATTGCATTCTTTCTCCCAATTATATTTTAAAGATGCCGGACATATGATGAGAATCTTCTTATACTCAGGATGGAGATTTAAGATTCCAATAGCTTGAATAGTCTTACCCAAGCCAGGTGTGTCGGAAATCAAAGTTGATTCTCTTTTTTCTGCAAAATAGATTCCAGCTTTTTGAAATGGATAAAAATCAATTCCGTTATTGCATGGAACATCAAAATTGTCAGGTGATGTAGTAGCGGAAGATTCTTCTATCTTCTGATTAAATTCATTTTTAAACGACTCAAGCTCTTTCTGAGTTGCTTCATCAGCATACTTAAACAAAGAAAGAGCCCTCTTTTTATCAGTTGTATACCAAATCTTTTTTTCAGGATCCCACCAAAACTTTGCTTCTTTTGGAACCATTCTTTCGTGATAAGTACTGATAAATTCATACCTATCATTTCTCTTAGTCAAAATCATTTGGTCAGTCTCCTATTTAGAACATTTGTTGTTAATTAAAATATAAACAATTTTTTGCATTTTGTAAATAAAGATTCAGAAAATAAAATCTTCTTTATAGTCTTTTTCAATAATATTCCATTTTTCAAAGAAATAGCTATTTTTTCTATTCTTTATATTAATCCATTTATCCATAATGAGCAAAATATCTAGATCTTTTCTTAGAAGAGTTCTATAATTCTGAAGTGTATTTGCTGGTAATAACTTATACTTAAGTGTACTATTATTCAGAAACTTTCTTGATTCAAAAAATGCTGAGATGGCTCTATTTTTATCTTCAGAAATACAAAAATAACAGTTTGCAATATCTGAATGAAAAATATAGATTTTTTTCATAGAAATCTTTCATTAAAATTATTGATATCTTTTAATGTGTCGAATGCTTGATAATATCCGCTATGAATATATGCAGTTACATTCTTTTTATTGATGAGTTCTGGAATAGTTTGGAGCTCAAGTGATTTATGTTGAGTATGATTTATATAAGAAAAAATTGATGACTCGCATATTATAAACCCTATATTGATATGTTTACTGTAATCAGTCCCTTTTTCTAAAAAAGATCTTATACTGTTATTCCCTTCAATTTCTACATTGCCATTTTTTTCTCTTAGATGAGTTACTGACACAGTTAAAAATGAATTATATTCTTTGTGAAATCTTTTTAATTCATCTATATTGACATCAGCTAATGTATCTCCATACAAAATTAAAAAATTCTCACCACCATTAATATAATCTTCTGCCAACAACAAATCTTGAGCAGTATAATTTTGATCATGAACTCCACAATCAACTATATGAATCTTTTTAATCTCTTCATTTAATATTGAACTTCTTCTTTGTTCATTACTTATATAATACCTTGAAAAACTTGATTCTAATAATTCTAAACTTATATCATGTTCGAATGTAGCTAATTCCCAAAAATATTTTTTTATATAATTGCATTTGTAGCCACCTAAAATGATAAACTCATCAACATCAAATTTAGAACAATAATTCATTAACCTTATTATAATAGGTATTCCATCTAACTCTATCATGGGCTTTGGAATGCTCTCTGTATAATAAGATAATCTTTCTCCTTTGCCACCAGCAAAAATTACAGCTTTCAATTCTATTTCTTTCTCTAAATTAGAGGTTCATAGTTTTCATCTACATTTTCATCTTTTTTAATCGCAATCAACTCTGTATGCATAATATCTTTATCAGTCCATCTGTACTTTCTAAACTCTTGTGAAGACAATTTAAAATTACAGGTTACTAAACCCTGGTTAAAATACAAGTTGTCGATCTTTGAAAAATAGTGGTACCAATCCTCAGATAAATGATTTACATGTGTAGGATCTCTTCTAAATGCTTGATCTGAAAAGGGTGTTTCTATAATAAACATACTATTATGCTTCAAAACTCTATATACTTCATTCATCAAAAAAATAAAGGGAGTTTGTCTTTCTACATATTTCTTATAAATTTTGTCATTTATAGTTGTATCATTTATGTGTTCTGCCAATATTTCATTTTTGATTGCTTCTTTAGAATATTTTTCTATCCAAACACAACGTGGCAGATGCTCAAGAAAATCGATGGCCTGGCACAAATTAACTGAATTATCTTCTAATTGAATTTTTTCAAATCCTAAATTAGCAACGATGTCAACGTTATTTCCGGGAATGATGTCAATCCCTATTGTTTTATACCCTTCTAATTCTCTTCTATTTTCTCCAACAGCTAATTCTATTTTAATTTTCTCCATTCAACTTCTTCCTATTGAACACATACATGACATTTTTGATCAAATCTTTATGTCGAGCAGCAGCTCCACCACCCAAAACAGCTAATATGATTTGCCAAGCTTCATCCCAAATTTGTTTCCAAAATGGGGGAACAGCTTGTGGAATGACAAGCATACGAACAGTTCCTCCCATACGAGTTGGCATCATCACATATTCATTCCCTGACTCCAATTGAGGAAGTAGTATCCAAGTGGGCTCGTCTAATGGAGTCTGTCCTGATATAGATAACGGGACTACCCAAAACACCATTAGAATACATATCGACACCACTAACAATAATAGTGTCTGGTAGGTCAATACGCTTTGGAATGATTTCATATCGAATCGACACATCCTCATATCTAAACTCCAATATATGTACTTTAAGATTTTCAGGTGATTTTGCTTGTTTTTGAATTGAACGACTCCATTCCTCTCCATAAGAATAAAAAAAAGAACCCGCAAATAACATACATCCCATAAAAATTAAGATGCTACGATAATGTCTCATTTGATTTTTCTCCAATATATGATTTTCTATTCAAAACAGTCTGTAATTTTTTCAATTCTTCACCATATTGAGGTCCATCGTAATCTCCAAAATGTGAAAACCACAAATGCCACACAGCTAAATACTTAGGATCATTGTGAACCAACTTTAACTTTTCACATAAACAACTAGCTGATTCTATCAACTCAATTACATATGAATCAGTCATCACATTTTCACTTCTTTTTCTTCCTATTTATTTTTCTGGAGTTTGATGCCGCTCTTTTAGCTTTCTTATTCTTTTGTCTCCAATTGTCATTGTATTTCAATTTCCATCTTTCTTGTAACTCTTGTGTAAACTCTTCTAATTCTTTTTGATATGAAGATACTTCTTCTTTTTCAGCAGAAACACCTTTAATAGTTAATTCATCTAAATTGATTGCTTCAAAATTCACTTTATCCATACACTAACTTCCTACAAGTTGTTTAACAAAATTTCCATTTTTAACTTGATACTTATTCAATTTTTCTTTTATTATAGCAAGATCATGACAATGACCAAGAGTCAATTCTTCGCTCCAATACAATCTTGGAAGATCAAATCTAGACATAGGAAACCATATCATTTCTTTCATATAATTTTTTATATAATGGTCGATTTCTTCAGGACTATCTCCGGGATTTCTATTAAATTTATCAGAACAATAATTGACTAAAGAAGAAAATACCCATTCTTCCATATTCTTGAATCCCAATTGAGTATCTTTATATCTTTCAGCTATTTCTAATTGTTCCCTATATCCTTGATGATATTGAGGGATAGGAGCTAACCTATCTAACGCTTCTCTTTTAAATAACATGCAATCAGTTGCCGGCAATTGGTTACAATCAATCGCAGCTGAAAATATTTTATTAGAACTTATAAATTCTTGAATACATCTTTTGAAGCCATCTTCAGTAAAAAATAAAACATCAAAATTATGAATTAATACAATGTCTCTATTAAAATGATAAGCAAATTCTAACCCTTCGTTGATAGTATATAGAGCTCCCGTTGCATATCCACCATCTTTAGCATGTATCCATGTATTCTCACCAATTCCAGATGGACACGCATTCAAATCGTCATTATATACAGTTGTAATCCAAAGATCTTTCCCAAATGAAAAATTATGTCTATATAAATCTAAATTGACAAAATATTGATTAACTGTCTTTTTATATCCAACCAATATGACATGAACATCCTTAAGATCAAAACTCATTTAATACATTACCTTCTATGACATCTATACTATTTTTTTCTTTGTCATATTTCTTTAAATAGAAAACAATTGCACTCGATTCTGGCATTGGTTGTGGACTAAACATTTCAATACATAATTTGTGAATTTTCCCCCTATACTGAGCGTAAAGAGTAAACAAATTATTTTCATTGTAATTCATTTAATACATCTCCTTTAATCTCATCTTTTACATAATCATTATCTTTTTCATCACTAAATTCTTTTTTATTTATAGAAATTGAAGATGCTTGTTTCCAATTATTTCTCATATTCTGAAACTCTTTATGGTATTCAATTATTCCCTTTTTACTCTTTGCAGTATCTATTAACAAATAACTCAATGGTTCTGTTTGCCAATAGTAGTTTTCTATGAAATCTCTGTAATTATCTTTTTTTATAAATTCACCTAAAATCCCTCTATAATATGTTTCATCATTCATCCATCTCACAACATTTGTAATATTTTTAGGAATGGGATACTTTTTGTACCCACTATTCTTTTGCAATAATTTACAGAACAAATCTTCA